CGTCCGTGAAAACGACACCCAGGTAAACTGGGGCCACCAGCCCTAAGGAAATTCAGGGCAAAGAAGGACTACGGACCATACCAAGGTCCGTAGCTCTCCCACCGCGTCACTGGAAGGTGGATTACCTTCCAACGTCTCTTATGGTGATTTTTAATTATACCAGAAGAGGGGCCAGATAAATTACTTGACGAGAGTCTCTCTAGGGAACTGAGAGACCTCAACAGGTAGGGTATCTCACCAGGTACAAATGTTTCCCGAACATCGGAAACACCTATTCCAACGAAGCATTGCAAACGTTTAGACCAAGAAGGTCTAGCCTCGTCGAAGTCGCCTATCAAAGCGATATCGCCGAAGCCGTCAGGAATGCTAGGTTTCTGTAAACACTTCGGAAGAAGTGAAACAGAATAGGAATATGCCTTATATAATCTTCCATCTAAACCGTAAGTGAAGCGACTCCACCTACGGATAGAATTAGAAAACCAAATAAGGCGATCTGGTGTCTTTATATCATCTCTGATATAAAGAGGCGTGACATCGACTCCCTTAAAGAAGTGTTTACCACAACTTTCTCTAAAGGGACCGCTGTTGAAGCTCTTTTTCTTGTTGGGTGTGAACCCACAATAATCGAGCATCCAACAGACTGTGCTGAAAATCGAGGATGAGAAGATAAGATCATCCCCATAAACAGCAAGTCGACTCTCCTCGGGTCGGAAAAGGGTTATTACGCTTTTGACGATAGCCCAGAAGATTAGGCTTTCGAGCTCAAACGTAAAACCATTTCCCATACTCGAGACCTTTTGATACTCTATAAGAGTACCATCAGGTAGAGTGCCGAATGGGCTGCGGCATAGCTTTATAGCCTCAACCCAGTCGTAAGGGAGCAATTCTTCAACAAGTTTCATTGAAACTGTGTCAGAAGCGCTACTAAGATCAAGCGTACAAAGGTTTCCAGTAATGGATCCTTCGTGAGCGAGATCTTGGTTAATCGATTGGTTGTTCAAATCAACCGAGACCCTTAAAAGACGAGATCGGATAAGACCACCAATTCCCTTTTGAATATACATATTCAAATCGGGTTCAATGGCTATAACACGATCGGTCTTAGCACTCTTAGGAACGGTAGTAACTCTGTTCCCAGGAACAATCGTAAACAATGCCTCTACCTGATCAGGTATAGGTAAAGTTTCGAAAGCTACTGGATCCTGCCCGGAAACCTCAAGGAGGTAAGAATACCACCTCGGGATGCGCTTAACGGCGCATAAGGCAAGAACAGAGCATCCCTTCGTCACATGGGGCTTAATGGCCCCAAACTTGAAGTACGAATCACCACAACGTTTGGGAAGACTGGTCGTAGAACCAGGACCAAACCCGAAGTGATGCTCGGCTAGATCCCAAGAAAAGGGACCTAAGAGGGAACTGATTTTTAACCTCGCTAGATGAAAAATCGAGTGAGGAGTATATAGAGATCTAATACTATATACTTCAGAACCCAATCGGGTATTAGCCGACCGGCATTGCTGCTCGGACTTAATGAAAGCATCTAACGCGACCTTCTCTCGATCAATTTTAACATCCAAATAAGGATATTTGGACATTAAAGAAAGAGCGAGATAATCGTCACGAAAGAGGCCTACATCGCTATATGAAGAGGGATCTATCTCTCTATCAAGTAGCGCGGCGTGCGAATTACCTAGAAGGGAATCCGCAGTCGCAAGAGCGAGCTCGGTGCCGAGTCCTTGAAGGACTCGTACAGCGAGTGCAATTGACGCACTTACACTGTGACGGTACATCCCGGATATTCTGGGATTGCAGCTTTTCTTTGCCATTGGATACTCCAGTGGAAAGGGAACGAACACGGCGTGTAAAGCCGTGAGGATTTGTGTGAAAGCGAGGGATAGTTAAAGGATTACTACCCCTACACCGGCACGTCAACCCCAGGAAGGATCGAGATTCTGGACCCCGTTAGAAACGGGAGCCGAAAGAATCAGGTCCTTCAAGCGGTTGTACAAATCGGTTCGTTCTGCTGCCGTCGACGACGTAGGCACCCATACCGAGAGTTTCGCCGTAGAAGTACGGAGAAGCTCGCCGGCGCAGGCGCATTCGGCGTCTACCGTCTGCACGATCGGGATGTCCAGATCAAATTCCATCCGGACGACTTGCCCCTTCGTTGGCGTGACAAACTTCTCCTTCAGATTCGTAAAACCACTTCCGAATCCGACGGAGCGATTTGTCCACGTGGAGACACCATTAGTGGTGCCACTGGGTGAATACACGATCGTATTGAGCGTGACATTCGCCTGTTGTGCCATGAGGTAAACTCCTCACCATTAAGCATGACGGAAAAGGTTCACAAGGAGCGAACAAGCGTTCGCAATGTGAACCCCGGATAGCGGATTTTTAAAGTGGGGTAAGCCAACCCCAGGTGGGGAAGGTAGAAGCGTACGGGTAAATTTATAACCTTTAGCTCTCCAAGGCTCCTGGTTATTATACCAGATGCTAGTAGGAGTACTAGAGGTACACCCGGGCTTCCCCGACCCTGTCACACGCGTGAGCTTACTCTGAATGCCAGTCTTATAGATCCAACCAAGATCGGCATCCCAGCTAGAAAGCCAGGAGCCTACCGGAAGGAACCAATCGACGACAAAGGAGTAAGGAACACGCTCCCATATAAGCTCCGCCGGGTTGGTAATTCCCAGAGAAGCAAACGTAGCCACAAGAGGATTTTGAAGATAATAGAACAATTTAACTATACAGCTAAATTGCTCCTTAATCTCAACATCCTGATAAATGTCGACACCATAGCGAGTGCGAGTTATCTTTTCGTCTTTAGCTTTACCGACAGCAGTACAATAGTACGCCTGTCCGTCTCGCTCACGACGATCGAGAGCCTCGCAAGCACCCTGGACATCAGACATTAGTGGCTTCCAACCATATTGTAGCTCTAACCAACGGTGAGGTATATTATGCCATTGGTTGTTAATACCATTCTTGATAACCTGAAGCCATTCTTTCGGCGACTGTTTCTTGAATGATTTAACTGCTGACGCAATGTCGTGAACAGCTCCTACAAAGAGCTCTTCAGTCTCCTTACGTTCAGCAAAAGCTACAGAGAGGTTTACAGGAGAGTCTTTAAGTCTCAAGTAAGCCTTAGTAGTTGCTCGGTCGATGACCGCCTGAGGCGGATCAACGAGAGAGTAAATACCACCGAGGTTAATACCATCATTCTCGTTTTCGACGACGGTAAAGTTACCGCCGCCGCAACTAGACTTATGGCCACTAACCCCGCTCGGATGGTCGATGGACTGTAAATAAAGGTGAGTCCAAGGAGTTGGATCTCTCCAACCACTCGACTGCTTCTTACGGGAAACAGAAGCTGGTCTCTGTTCCAACCACCGTAAACGGCCAACAGTGCCAGTAAGCCCAGTTACAAGGGGCCCACCGCAAGTGGCCGAACGATGGAAAAAAGGAACTAAAGAGACGAAGTTAATGTTAACCGCAGGAGTAGTCATGGAAACCCTCTAATCACAGGAATGTG